TTGAATGACAGTCAGGTTCATTACATCTTTTCCCGCCTCCATGTGCGATACATTTATCGGTTTTACCTTGTGCACTTGCTTTACAATCAGGTTCGATACAACGTTTTCCGCCTCCATGTGCTACACATTTATCAGTTTTTCCGATTGCACTTGAATGACAGTCCGGTTCATTACAACGCTTTCCGCCTCCGTGTGTTCTACATTTATCGGAATTTCCTCGTGCACCTGCTTTACAATCAGGTTCATTACAACGTTTTCCGCCTCCATGTGCGACACATTTATCAGTTTTTCCTTGTGCACCTGCTTTACAATCAGGTTCATTACATCTTTTCCCGCCTCCATGTGCGATACATTTATCAGTTTTTCCTTGTGCACTTGCTTTACAATCAGGTTCGATACAACGTTTTCCGCCTCCATGTGTGATACATTTATAGGAATTGTCTCTTGCACTTGCTTTACAATCTGGTTCATTACAACGTTTTCCGCCTCCATGTGCTTTACATTTATCGGAATTTCCTCTTGCACTTGATTTACATCCAAGTTCATTACATTGTTTTCGTGTCATTATAAATTATTATAATTATAATTATCTGAATTATTTTAAATCATTTTTTTAGTTGAGTACATTGGTCCACGGGACCCAAAAAGCATCCTGTCATTCCTTCATCAAGTTATGAACAGATAATTTATAAAAATCGGATTTGTTTTAATTTTCAACTACTTCCGATGACTCTGTCCAAGAAGAGTCCTCCATCTTAGTAAAACTTTCGCGTGTTTCGCTAATTTTCAATGGGTCAACTAGTGTTTCATCATTTGGAGAAGTAATGATGAAAAGAACCGAGTTTTTATGCTTAAATGAACAGAAACTACCACTTTTTTCCTTTTCCACAACATTATTTTGCTGACCAGTAAAGAGATTAATTGAAACAACAATAAGTGGGGAATTACGTGGGTGGATACAGCACACAAAGTATGGAGTATCTTTATCAACAGTAATAATCCCGCCATCAATTCTGTCTCTGATTGGATAATGGCGCATGGTAAATGTCTCATTTTCCAAAATAAATGACAGAATCGTTTTTTCTATGTATAAAACAATCAGATTTGTTTTGACAAAGCATTTGAACACAGAAGACTGGAATTGACGATATTCTATTTTTGAAAATAAATCATTTTCAAAAATAAATGACACAAACTTATTTCCTGAAAACAACACAATTATGTTATTTTTAACAAAAAGTTGAAAATTCATCGTTAGATAATCTCGAAATACTTTTTCAAACTGATATTTTTTGCCTTTGAAAATGATACGAACCGTATCATATACTGCTGTATTATCTACTGTATCATATTTAAGGACACTGACGCAAACAGAATGTCCTAACATATTTGTTGAACCAATAAATCGAATTTTATGAAATGGAACACAAAGATTTTTTTTCGAAAGAATTGAATAAATTTTTGAAAAAGAAACCATTTTTATATATTTAAAAAATAAACTCATTTTTACCATCAATTTTACACAAATGAAACCATTCTCGAAAAGATTTCATAGTCGACTCCTTTTGTTATCGCGCGTTTTATTATTTCTCGGAACATATATGACGGTTCATCCAATTCACAAAATTTCTTCAAAATTGTTGATATATAATTATAATCATTCTTAATTTCATAAACTTGTTGTGGATATTTCAATTCAATCATAAACATAGCTATCATATAAGGTATTAATTGTTTATGTGTCATATTTTTATGGATGGGCCATATATAATAAAGAACATCATCTTCTCTAAAAACTTCGTTCATCTTATTTTTATCCCGCATCATTCCCATATCAATCATCTTTATTTTATTGTTTACATCAACCATAAAATTCCCCTTTTTCAAATCAATATTTATCAAATCAATACTTAATAATTCATCAACTGATTTAATTATTGTTCTACAAATATCCTCCATTTTCATATTGAGCTGTTTAAATTCGAAATAATAGGGCATAATAATGACATAATTATCTTCATAAACAACAAATTTATTCGTTTTCTTTTTCTCTTCAATATAACTATGTCGCGCAACTCGATTTTCACTTTTATTAACATATATAACTGTCGATGATTTAACGTCAATTTCTCCATTATAATAACATATTTTACCGTAGCAATATTCTGAACATACAACATCGAATGAAGGATTCGCAGTAATTATCTTATTAATAACTTCTATTTCATCATAATCAACTAAATCATTACTATTATCTAAATAAGGGTTTTGACAGATTATTTTTATACAATAGTTTACATAATTCGTTGTAAAGACATATCCATAAGTGCCATTTTTCAAAAATTTGGGAAGTGTTAGAACATAGTCTTCGTTTTTTTTAAAATGGTCTATGTTTGAATTTATAACTTTTATTTTTATTTGATTCATGATTTATTTATTATAAATGTTTTATTTTTATATATAGATAATATAAAATAATGGGTAAATTGAACATACCACAAGAGTTGTCAGATAAGATAAGTAAAAGCCTTCGAATAAAACAAACAGACATTGTTGATAGTGGAGGAAACAAGCCAATTATTCGAGAATCGATTAAACGAAATCAAGAAAATAAAGAAAGAGATTCTCCTGTAAAAAGAAACAATGAACCTCCGAAACAAAACTCACCGAAATATCCAAAAAGAGATTCTCCTGTAAAAAAAACACATGAATCTCCCAAAAGAAAACCAACAGTATCTACAAAGAAAATCTTCTATAAATCCAACAAACCAGACAAACCAGATAAAATAAACTATATTAAAATATCAAAAATTGTATTTATTTCATCAATTGTCGGTGGTATTGGTATAACACTCGGAATTAAATTAGGAACTATATTATTCTTGTAAAAATTGAATATAAAATCTATGATTTATATTATAATAAATGGAAATGGAAATAGACACAGGTATATATTCAATCGCCGAATATTTCTATAAAAGCGATGATATAGAAGAGTATATTGTGATTGATAATCGCGATGAGTATGATGAAATCCAGCGATTTCATTATGAAAAGATAAATCAAACCTTTCTTAAATATCAAATATTTTTGAAAATTATTAAAGATAATGCGGAAGGAAAAGATGCGAAAAGCCTAAATACTGAAATCAGTTTTACGCGATTATTTGAATTATATGATATTCATAAAAGAATAAAATTTGAAGGAATATATGTAGTCGATTATTTATCAATACAGAATTTGAACCGATTCGCAAAGTGTTTTATTCCTCGTGATACAGAATATCGCGAAAACATTGATGGAATTGCGACTCTTATTGACAAAAAATTAGTTCTTCTTGACATTGCGAATAATTATGAGAATATATCATTATCTTTAATTACTGGAAAATCAAAATTCAATATTATTCTTGTCTCTTATATAGATTCTGATGAATACATTTTGACAAATTAGAGGTTTCTTCATTACAAATATCGCTCACATTCTTTCGTAAATCACTCATAACAATTATATCAATTTTGTGGTGATTCTTACTTAAACATTGCTTGTGTTCCAATTGTTCTCTCAAACATTCGTTTTTGAGTAAATTCTCCAATCTTATTTTTAGGTCTTGGCGTTTTAGATCATTTCCATTCGAGTTCAGATATTGCTCAACCATAACAATTTGGAAATAGAAATAGAATAGTTTGTCCCCATCATATTTAGTGTTAATATTCCGAAAATGATGGGAAATATGTTCTTTAAGGGTTTGTTCTTTTGATGGAACGATGCAGACTATTTTTAAATTTTTTAGATGCTTGTCATTCTTTTGAAGAAAATCAAAGAAATTCTCATCAGTTTTGATTTCATAAATAACTTTAATTTTCAATTGGGATCGTATATAATCTTCGGTCGTTTTCTTGAAATCAATATTGCTTGTTATATTGTGAATTGATTTTAGCCCACTTATTATAAATTGCGGAAGTTCATTCATAATATCTATAATATTTTATTTTATATAATATGAAATCAAAAATAAATATTTTGAGAGCTTCAAAAAAGGGAATGTCCGAATGTTCTGACAATAAAATTCAGATTGCTTTATGGGTAATTTTAATAGTTTTTATTATTATTATTATTTTTGCTTTTTTTTACCCGAATCGATTTAGTAAAATTAAAGATCCTGTTGTGGAAAAGATGACCAGTGGAAATAATTATGATTCAGAATCAGTATTGAATACAACGATTCCAACTATTGTTTTTTTTCATAGTTCGAAATGTGATGTATGTGATGCAACTCTACCGGACTATGTAATGTTAAGAGATACATATAAAAATAATCCAAAACACAGAGTTGCAATTATTAATTGTGATAAAAATAAAGAATTCTGTTCAAAAGAAAACATTCATAAATTTCCAACAATTCGACATTATACCAATCCAAGCGAAAATAAATATAAAATGATTTTTGAAACAAATAATTAAATATTTTTTATTTTATATAATATGAAAGTTAAAGTTAATCTTTCGAAGGCCTCTAAAAAAATTGCGTCTGGATGTTCTGACAATAAAATCCAGATTGCTTTATGGGTTGTTTTAGGTGTGTTTATTGTTGCAGTTATTATTTTCGCTGTTTTTTACCCGAACCGTTTTAACAAAATGAATACTCCGGAGAGTTTTGATAATTACAACGCGCTCATGGAAAACATGTCTTCTGACAATAGCGCAGGAGATGATGAAAATCCGAGTGATGACACAAATAAAGTGTTTTCGTCTTCAAAACCGACACTTGTTCTATTTTATGCACCATGGTGTGGACATTGTAAGACAATAAAGCCTGATTATAAAGAACTAAGAACGAAATATATGGGAAATCCGAAGAAATCTGTCGCAATGATTAATTGTGATAAAGATGATAAGAACAAGAAATTTGCTTCCGAAAAAGGGGTTCAAGGATTTCCAACTATACGATATTATAAAAATCCCAAAGATGATAAATATGTAGAATATAATGGTGAAAGAACTAGAAGCGCTCTTGAAAATTTTATGGACAAATATTAGACAACCACTCCCTCGCACTATCTTCACCCGTCTTTTCTAATAACAAACACTCTTCCTCAGTTATATTAAACTTCATTGATGGGATTGATGATTGAATAACGACTTTGTGTTTTAATTGTTTGACGAGCTGTTCAGTTAAACTATCCACGATACAATATATTACACCTAGAATATATTGATATATTGATTCTATTTTTATTTCATCCGTTGGGCGACTACAAAGAATTGCGAGTGTTGTCTTTTTTTCTTTTTTAGTTATGATACTTGATGCGATTGGTGAAATAATTGCCCCATCAGAATAAAGTTCACCATCTATTTCAACAGGCGTAAATGCGAATGGATAACCACCAGAAATTCGCAACGCGGTCAGAATTGGAAAATCGGGCGTATTTTTTGAGGAGAAATATTTAGGGGCCGATCGAGAAATATTACTTGCCGTTATAATCAACCTATATTTTGATATTTTTTTTAATTGTTTGAATGTAATATTTGGGTCGATACCCTGTGTTTGGATAATAGCTTTAACAAAATTCATCATTTTATTACCTTCATCGAAGCCAAATTTTGAAATGAACATCTTCATATCAAACTCTTGAAACTGGTCTAAACGGATATTTTCAAAAATAACACGAATCTTTCGCAGACTGACACCGATACAAATGAAAAATGCAATATATACCTCAATGGATGACCCAATAATTTGTTTAACTGACGAAAATAGCTGGATTTCATTGTCGAGAGTTTCTAAGGCGGAAGCAATCGCGATTCCTTTTATTCCCCCTCCGGACAGGATTAATTTTTTAATTTTCGGTATTTTTGTTTCCATTAATGTTTATATCACTTTTTTTTCGATGAAATTACGAAAAAAAAATAATTTATAAAAATATGTATAATGTTAATGAAATAAAAAAATTTATTCACGAGCG